ACATTATCAAAATGATTCCAAGTTACAATAAACCAAGTAACAATGATGGATTTGAGAAAGTCTTATTCATCTTATTTATAGCCATGCTGTTCTTTGGCATTGCTGTAAAATGTAGTGCACAAAAAGTGCAACAGAAAGCTGTGTATGACACAGTAATGTGTGATCAGGCTTGTATTCAGAAGTATGTACAGATTCCTAACGAAAAGACTGGAAAGGTACGTATCTTTGCTGTATACAAAGATTCTAAGCACAACGTGAATGAGCTTATTAACGTGTCAGAAAGTACATATGATTACATTCAGACATGTAAGACTTATGGGATTCCTGCCCAATTAGGTATTAAGCTCAGAAACGGTGCTATCCAGAGTGTTATTCGCATTAAAACAATTATAACTGTAAGGCGATGAACGATGGAATAAAGAAAGGTGTAGTGGTGTACCGTAAGAACAAATACGGTCACCTCTACAACATATTTCTCGTTGAAGGTACACGCGGAGATAAAATCCTTGCTAAAACCTTAAACGGACGTAAAATAACATTAGAAAGAAATGATTTTTATCCAGTAAAAGTTCCAAGTTTGAGAATATCAAAGGAGGAAATGGATAAAGTTATAGCTGGTGTTAGAGTCTTTAATCACAATATTACACAATCGTGGGTTGATGTAGTAGAAGGATTTAAAGAAAAACAATTTGAAATTATAAGACTAACACATGCAAATAGAAAAGTGTATGTGATGTTAGAGTCCATTAACAGATCTGTTAAGAATAAGATTGTGAAAGAAAGCGCAAATGGAATTCTAACTAAACAGATCTTTTCTATTAGATGCGCAATTTGGAATATCATATTTGAATGAAAATTCCAAAACCAGGCCAATTTTGCACAATAAACAATGTAGTTTACAGGGCTTATAAGGCAAAAGACGGCTGTAAGGGATGCGCTTTCAACAATCTGTTTTCATGTTTAGGTATAATAGATGGGAAAACAGGTAGAGCTAAAATGGACTGCAAGTATAGTCATATAATCTTTAAAAAAGTATGAAGTTGTTAAAACTATCATCAATTATAAGAATAATCATTTCAATCTTAATTTTGTATTTGATAGAAAATGGTACAATCGTAAGTAGATTTAATACTGCGATAATAATACTATGCTTTATCGAATTGACATTAGATCTTTGTTACATTGTAATAAACTTAAGTATCAAAGAGTAACCCCAAGTGTAGAGTATTAGCATCAAACTAATGCTCTACATGTACATTTAATGCAACCTACGCCTCCGAAGTACAAGGAGAGTACGACTGGTCCCAAGTCCAGGATGAAAGATGCAGAGGGGATGTACATTTAAGTGCACGCTTATCAAGAGCGCGATGCTGAGTATCGAAAACTCCGTGCACTACCAAACTTTTTGTTTTTATATTTATATTGTTATAATTGTTATTATATTCGATTAAATGAGTGTTGTGAAACACGCCTTCTTTGGTTTGAATCATAATTGAAGTTATTAAATTAGCGTAGGTAATAGAGATTACCAAATAACACACTTGCTTGTGAAAGTAGGTGTGATTTGGCTTTATAGCTTAATTGGTGAGAGCGCCCCGCAGTATGTGGGGAGGTGTAGGGTCAGAGCCTATTAAAGCCACACACAGGTTGATAGGCATAAATTATAAATTGTGATTTGCGTATGCACGGTCTGAGAAGATAGTGCATATCATGGCCTATTCGTCTATCGGTTAGGACACAAGATTTTCATTCTTGTAAGAGCGGTTCGACTCCGCTATAGGCTACTATAAGTTTTTTCCAAGTTCTTTAAAAACTGGGCAATTAATTTATGTTAAATCCAATAAAACATTATCAAAATGGAAAAATGGATTAAAGGGTTTTTGGCAGCATCATTTATGCTGTTTGCAGCCACCCTTGGCTTAACTGCCTTAACAAGCTGCAATCATGAGAGTGGCAACAGGAAAATCAAGAATTCAGATTCTGCTTTTGTGGTTGGAATTGTTGAAAAGTACTGTCACCCAGAAATGTCTTCTGTTGACGAGGCTGTAATGCTTCAGCAACAGATGTCAATGGATGCTGATTATGAACGTGTGTTTATCAACATGCCGCCGAAAACATTAGAGGCAGTAGTTCATGTAATGACACACAAGAATAACGCATCCACATTTACGATCAAAGATATTGCTCAAGAGTATTTATCAAGCCAGAAAGTATATGACAATCTGCCTGGTAATGAGCAAGAATCCGATGTGGTCTCGAAACCAAAAGTGCTTGACGAACCCGATAGTATAGGAGGAGGAAAGTAGTATGGAAACAAGAGCTATCGTAATTCTCTATGAGGGAAACAAAATTCCTGAAAAAATGTTGATGAAGCTTGCTCAGATTCTTCGTAAGGAGAAGATCGCAAGTGATCGTGACATCAATATTTCAGAGCTTGATCAGAGTGATATTTCAAAGACTTTAGCGAAAGCTAAAGCTGCAGAATCTATTACATTTAAGTATGTAGTAGAGAAAGATCCTACTGAGCAGGCTATGATCTACCTGAAAGGTTATTTCGGTGACGAGATCTGGATGAATCCAGTATTGTTTGGAGTTAACCTTATGGGCGTAAAAACCTCTCTTACTGAAGAGGGTAAAACCGCTCTACGCATATTGTGTAGGGACAACATCTCTTCAGATGTTTCTTTGAAGTACAACTTTACAACCGCTCACTTGACAGCTATTAAAGCCGTCGTAACATCAATGTAATGAAACACTATGATGATCACCATATGGTGGTAGAGAAAGAGAGTAAAAGAACAGAACGTGCAAGACATATTAATGCAAGACCATACAAACGTTCTAAGTACAAACATAAAAACTACGAAGAGGATGTATAAGGTAGAACTTTGGAGCCGTAATTCTCATGGTAACAAAAAAGACCTGATTTCAACATCTTTATATCCTACAAAGGAAGAAGCTGATGCTGCGAGAATAGTCTTAATAAGACTATCTCGTGGCAGAACGTTCGTCCCAATAGATGCAGAGTGTGTGAAATTAGGCAGGCCAGAAGTGGCTATTTTCAACGAAACTAACTATATTGTTTGTTAGAATCGTTTAACATAATATTAATTTTTAAAATCATTATCAAAATGGCAAAAGAAACAAAGAAACCAGCAAGCACTGCAGTAGCAGTAACAGAAGACAACGTGATGGAGCAGATCAAGAATGGCAACATCTTGGCTGAAGCTAACGTCAAAGCAGCTATTGAAGAGATTCAGAAGCAGAAGGACGAGAAGCAGAAGAAAGAGGCTATGGATATGATCTGTAGAGCTAAGTATCTGAACAACAAGGCTCTTCTTGAACTTCGCGCACGTCGTCGTGAAGAGAAGAACAACAAGGAATACCTCACAGAAACGAAGAATATCCTTGATGAGGTGCTTGGTAGTAAGATTACTCCTATAGAGTACAAGAAGAAGTGTGAAGATCTGCGCGAAGAATTCCGTAAGAAGAACCGCGAGAGTGACAAACAACTTTCTGAGGAAATGCAGGAGCTGCGAGAGAGCTTTGAAGGCCGCTGGCAGTATTGGTGGGATTAATTATCCTACGAGTGCACAATTAGCGTTGAGTTAGCAGAGTCTTAGAACCAGTCTAATGGAGACTACAGATAGTTTAAAGGGATTTGGTCCAGCAGTGACGTAGTTAAGAAAACACCATCAGTGAATTAACACTGACACGAGAGCCTTTGAGCCATGTGCAACGCAAACTGCGAGGACACGCTGTATAATATGTCCAGTTATGATCAAACAATTACAGTATGCGAACCATCGAGTCGGTGCTCCTATTAAGAAATCCTCATGGGTGAGGTAAATAGACACTGTACTGTGTATCAAGAAGCAGATACATGTTGATTATACAAGAGTCTTGAACCAGTTATATGAAGCATATTTGTAAAAGCTTTTACGTGCGTTTTAAGACGTTTAAACAACTCAAGTGGATTAGCTACCCATAAGATGCGTTAGAACGTCTTAGAACGCACAGAAATGGCTTTATTTAGAATCTTTAGGATTGATCACCTAAGGATTCACTAAGAAAGAAGCATATCCGTATGAGGTATACGACCAAGACGCGGGTTCGAATCCCGCCAGCTCCACTATAAACATATAGAGAGGAGGAGAATCTTGTAAGTGGACTCTTAATAGAGCAGTACGTAGATCAACCCTCCTACCATGGGGCTGTATGGTTTTGATTGGCGTGGAAGTAAATACACCTATTTAGTTAGGAAGGATACTGTATAAATTCAAATGGCAACTTTAACGTTGTTGACTATACTTGCGTAGCGTAAGTAATAAGTCAGGTGGATGCGAAACCTACCAAAGTGGTTTAGATTCGGGAGGGAAAGGAAACATAATATTAACAGGTTTTGTACTATTTCAATTCAGTGGGTTCGATTCCCACCTCTCCCACGATTATGAAGACAGGATATAAAGAGATGCTCCGTAACAGGTTACCTGATTACGTTGATTTGGCACTAAAATGGTGTAAAGTCAAAGAGCTTTGGATTAACCATGTCTATGATTCTCAGATAAATATATACGCAGATAAACAAGAACGTTATAATGCTACTCGCATAGCTCTTGGATTATCATCAAAAGAGCGTGTATTTAAGTTTGAGGATAGTATAGATTGGGTTTGGATTTCTGAAGAAGAAAAAGAAAGGTTAAAGCCAGCTATAGGTTGGATTAACTTCTTTAAAGCAATCTTTCCGTATATTGAAAATAAATGGAAAGTAAACCTCTCGTTAGGTAAAACGGAACAAGAGTTCATTGACGAACTGTCTTCTGGATACCTAAAAACAGTTAATGATTCTGTAAAGAATAAGTTAGCAGTTTTTATTACTAATTATTTGAAAAAATGATTATGTATTTTCCACGTACCAAAAAGATTTATCTTGCTGAATACGTAGGATGGGATTGGAAAGTTGTTTGTTATAAAGAAGGATGTTATAATTTTGCATACAAATGGAATGTTATAATACCATCTAAATTTCATCATTTGATGAAAAACGACGATATTGTAAATCTATTAGGTTGGATTCATGAAAATATTGTAATGAAATTAGAAGATTTAACGTATATTACACTTAATGTATTGATACGAATATCAACGGGTCTTTTGAACAAGTGCGATATTGACAAGGATACAAAAATAGAGTTACATGATACAATCGTTTCTCAATTGAGAAATAGAAAATCCTACTTAATTAGTGAAGATTTACCTTTTTAGCTATAGATCATTGGGTTGGTCTATAGCTCCTAATTGTGGTCAAGCTATATCCACGATGCGAGTGACACGCTTATAAATAGCTTTATTTGTTTTGAAAAATCCACGTATTACCCCAGAGGAAGTGGAGATTATCAAAAGCGCGCAAGCTGGTAATATATCAGCTTTTAATAAACTTTTTCATCGCTACAAGGGGTTTGTTGATACAATCCTATACTACTATCTTAAAGATATGGATGAAGCAAAGGATATAACTAACATTGTATTCTTAAAAGTTTATGAAAAACTCTCTCAATTCACAGACTATGACTCATTTGGAGGATGGCTGAGAATTTTAACAAACCGTACAGCAATTGATTACTTACGTAGTGTCAAGAACCACGCGAAACCTGTAGGAGAAGAAAGTGAAAGACTATCGCTTGCCTCTTCTATATCTTCCGATGAAGATGATCTTGTCAATCGTCTTGCATACGAAAGAATACTCGAAGAATTTGAAAAATTCCCTGCTCACATGAAGCAGATTCTTGAGTTATTCTACGTGAACAATATGACTGTTGTACAAATTAGTGAAGCTTTGAGAATCCCCACTGGAACTATTAAGTCGATTTTATCAAGGACTCGAAAGCAAATCAAAAAATCGTTTAATCAAAATTAAAAAAATGGACTTACTTTGGTTTTTCATTGGAATCCTTATTATCTTTTGTATCGGTCGATACAATGAGAGTAATAAGTTGTTTTGGATACTGTTAATATCATTTGTTGGTAGTTTTGCAGTAGCTACAATCATTACGAAAGTGACATCGTATGATTCTAATGGAGCTAAGAAGAAGGAGGTTCAGGTATGTAAACCCACGCAGGCGTCAAATAACGCATCAGGAGTATTCCTTTTGGCAGATGCTATGTTAGGAGACACACAAAGCGTACAGCTAAAACCTGCGAGTCAGGAAACGTACATGCCTGAATTACTTTCAATTGGCTTCAATAGTCCGCTCGTTAACAGCGGAATAGTTTACTCACCCTTAAAACCACCACAACTATGTTTACATACTTCGATACTTCATGACATGTCATGAGATAAACAGCATTCAATTAATCAATTAACGTGATATTTTCACAAGTAAATAACTTTTAAATCATTATCAAAATGAGTAAGAAGAATAAAGGCGGAAAGCCACAGTCAAAGCCAGCTAACAAAGCTGCAAACGCAGCTCCTCAGGTAGAAGCTCCAACAGTGGAGACTAAGAAAGAGGAGAAGGTAGAAGAGCCTAAAGTAGAAGAGGTTCAGACACCTGCTAACCCAATGAGCGAATTCACAGAGCAAGTGAAGAAGGCTACAGCACGTGGACTTGATCCAAATCGTACAGTAGACTTGCTTAATCTTAGCCACTCTTATTTCCACGACCCAGATGCTGCAGCAGAGCGTTATGGAATCAAGAGAGAAGTAGCTGTTAAGATGGATCAGTGTACAGCTATTGGTGTTATGACTATGTTTGCTCAGGA